ATGTTTGATAATACAATCGCTATTGTTGGGTTTTGCATTGCCGGTGTCGCTTGGCTTCTGCTTCTTTTCGCGCCGGGGTTTGCGGGCGTCATCAATTTTCATTTGTTAGCCATCTTCGAGAACGCCACTTACTTCGGTTACCTTTTGGTCTTTGTTGGTGTGATTGGCTGGGCAGTTGAAAAGTTGAAAGCAGAGTTTGATGACGTGAAAACTCTTCTCAAGGGGAATGCTGAAATGCGCACGGCTTGGGAAGTAGCAGAACGTAATAAGGAAGAGGCGGCCAAGCAGGCGGAGGAAGCAAGAAAAAGAGAGTTTTATTGATATGAACCAAGGTGGTTGGGCGCAAAAGAAAGTGAAGAAGAAAACTTGGCTTCCTTGAAATGTTGGTCATGAGTTTGCCCCGCAGCGCTCTTGGCGTTGCTTGCGCCGTGAGTGACATAAGCAACAAAGCGGTTGCCAATTGCTCCGATCCCAGAACAAACGCTGGTCGCCTTTGTGCGGCGCGATATGGTCAACCGTGTCAGCTATCGCGCCGCACATAACGCAGTAAGGATGCGCCTTGAGATAATCGGCGCGGGCCTTCTGCCATTCGCTCGTATAGCCGCGCTGGCGAGCGGATGGGCGCTTGGCGTCATAGCGAGCCTTGCGGGCAAGATCGCGCCTTTTCTGACAGGCGCAACGCTCACGGGCCGGGACGGTATGACCGCAAGCACAACGGCGGGGAGGGGCAATAGGCATTCGCTTATACTCCCTGCACTTTTGCTTTAAGCGCTAGAAGGCCAGCGCGGTCAAATTCAGGATCGCGCCCGGCAGCTTCAATCTCGGCTAGTGTCTCCGGTGTGTATGCAGGGGCTGAATTGCCATTGTCATTTCCGCTTCCGAAAACGGCTTTCAGAATGTCGGTAACAAAGTCGGTGCGGCCTTTTTGTGCGGACAGGATTTCGGCGGGCGTGGCGTTCCATGCCTGTTCGGGCGGCCAGCCAAGCCAGCCGGTCGCAATCTCGAAAAGCTGTGTGTGATACTCGATAGGCGAAAGAGGCTTGCCGCGCTTCGGCTGGGGAGTGGCTGGCCTGTCGGGATCGACGCCAGCGATAGCCAGGACGAATTTTGACAGGGCTTCCACATACCGGAAATAGGTGGAGCCGATGCCATGCTTGGCGATTTCATCCAAGAGCAAGGCAGGCTTGCCGGTCGCCTCTTTGAGCATGTCAGAGACGATGCCGACATGAAACTCACTGACCGCCTTGAACAGTGCGGGAAGCTCATAGCGGTCAGTAAGGCGAAGGCAGGCGCGGAGCGACGGGCGAAGCTCGAAAGCCTCGCCCGCCATCTCGATTGAGATTGTATCCGCGCCCAGCTTCATGGCTTAGGCCGCCGGACGCTCGCGAAGGGCGGAAAGTTCGACAACGGCACTGGCCGCAATCGACGTGCCGCCATTCTTGGTCAGCACAAGGCGCACATAACGCTTGTAGCCGACATAGCCAACCTTGAGCGTCTTGTTTGCCTCAAGCGTGGCCGGGAAAGCGCCGATAAGATTTGTCGCATCGACAAAATCGCCGTCATCGGTCGTATCGCTTTCCTGCACCTTGGCCGTGAAATCGCCGTCACCGGCAACCGCGCCGGTATGCAGAATGACGGTGGCCGCGTTGGCATCGCGTGTATCGACGGCCTGCCCTTTCACGGTTGCAGACTGAACCGCCGGGGCCACGGTCGAAGCGAGAGAGATATTGGAAGCATGATCGCGCATTCTGTGTGGCCTCCTTTAAGCCGTTGCCATCTTGAGCTTGCGAATGGCCTTCGGCTGCACAACGTCACCGCCGGTGCGACGGCGGGCGTGGATGCGGACAAGGCCGTCTGTTGCGAGAAGGTAGGGATTCGCAAGAACGGACATTTCCAGCCGGTCATAGATGCGATAGGCCGCAGCAAAATCGCCAAAGATGATCGGGAAGGCGTTGGCTTCCACGTCCGGCATGTCGATCATTTCGACAACCGGGCGGCCAAGGATCGTTTCGGGCTGACCGGCCTGATAGGACGGCTGCCACAGATAGTTGCCCTGACCGTCTTTCAGCTTGCGAATGGTCGCAAGCGTGGTGCCGTTCAGAAGCCATGTGCCGCGATTGCGGTAGGCCGCCGGAAGCGCATACATCAGCGTAATGAGCTGATCGGCTGAAAGGTTTGTCGCGTGACCATTGAGCGTGTGTTCAACGGCTTCGACGGTCATCAGGCCGCGCGGCGCAAGAACGCCATCGCCATTGAGGAACGCCGCGCCTTCCTTCTCGCCAAAGTCTTCAGCAAGGGCCAAACGCACTTCCGTTTCGGCAACCGCTGCATCTTCGAGAAGCTGCACAGAAATATCGACATGCGTCCCGATTTCTTTGGTCGGAATTTCAATCTGACCAAAGCCGATTTCGCTGCCGGTAGTGGCCTGAAGCTCACCCTTCCACTTGGCGTTTGTCGTGCCAATGCGCTTCGGCAAGATGATGGAAGGTGCGCCAGTATTGCGCACGGTCGCAACCGTGCGAATGGGCGAAAATTCCACAAGGTCACGAATAAACTCCGTCGAAACTTCCGCCGGTGCGAGATAGCCGCCCTGCGGATCGGTGCTGACATTGAGCGCCTTGAGAACGCCGTCGCCCGCGCCGTGGCCAAGCCGCAGATAGTCGCCAAAGGCTTTGCGTTCCTCGCTGGCGTCCGGCTCATTGTCGTTCGCGGCGATGGGCCGGTTAGCCTTCGCTTCCAGCTTGTCGAGGCGGGAAGTGAGCTTCTGGATATTGTCGTTTGCCGCTTTGAGTTCGATCGCGGCGGGATCGTCGTTTTCGATGGTCTCGGGGTCCATAGAGGAAGTTTCCTTTTCGGGGGACGGGAGGGATTTGACAGAGGTAATCCGCGCGCCGGGATGAACCGGACGGCGGCAGAGCGAGATTTCGGTGAGGTTGAGGGATTTGATTGTGCGGCCACCGCCGGAACGCGGCTCAAAGGCGTTGATGCCGAAGCCGATGGACAGGCCGGAAATGCGGCCCTTGCGCAGAAGGGCATAGGCATCACGGGCCGGGGCGATGCCTTCCACAAATAGACGGCCTTTCACTTCAAGGCCGCTTTCCGTTTCTTCAAGGCGTTCCCACACGCCAACAACGTGGCGCTGGTTGTGCTCGAAAACGATGGGCAGCGCATCGGGAATATTGAATGCACCTTTCTCGATCACATCGCCCACACTGTCCGGCTTGCCAAACGGCCAAGCCAAGCCGGTGATAGTGCCCGCATCGTCAATGCTGATTTCAGCCTTGAGTTCGAGCTTGTCCATCATGCGGCCTCATCATTAAGGGCGGCGGCAAGATCGCCGGTTGTCGCGGCGGCATTGTCATTGCCGGGGTCATTGTCGGGACCGGCCCAAAGTTTCGTGAGAATGTCGGCGGCCAAAAGATATGCTTCGCCTAGCGGCGATGCGGCGATGTAGGTCTTGACCAAGGCAGCGGCTTCCTGCGGAGACGTGCCGCCGCCGATCATCGCAAGCCGGATGGTTTCGGTGATTTCGAGAAGCGAGAAATCGCCCTGCACGAGCTTTTGACAAAGCCTGCCGATGCCAACGCCGGACAGGCGCTCAAGTTCTGGAATCAGGGTCGGCGTGAGGGCGAAGTTGCGCTCACGATCACCGAAAAATGCTTTGTGCATCAGGCGGCGTCTTTCTCAGGTTCGGGGGTGTTACTATTCGCCGCGACGGGCGCAACGCTTGTGTAGGGGTTGCCGTAGGTTTCGCCGCCCGCGTAAGGCGCGCGGTTCTCAAGCGCGCGGACTTCATTCGGGTTGAGGATGCGGGCGGCCACGGCCTTGGCGTAGCCTTCCATGCGCGTGGCGAAGTCGGCGCGCAAAAGATCGTCAACAATGAATTCGATGCTGTAGGTTGCGCGCTCATCCGGGGTGAGCAAGACGCGCCGATAAGCGGCTTCCCATTCCCGGAGCCAAGGCAGAAGCGTGAACCGCATGAATTGCAGGTTCATTTCTTCCGCGTTCTTGAACGTCGCCCGGTCAAGTGCGCCAAGGAAGGTTACGGGCACACTGAAAATCCGGCCCACTTCCTCAATCTGCATTTTGCGCAGTTGCTCAAACTGGGCATCGACGCTGCTAAAGGTGAGCGGCAGGAAATCCATGCCTTCCTCAAGCAAGGCGGTGCCGCCTGCGTTGTCGCCTGTCTGCGTTGCCTGCCAGCCTTCCCGGAGGCGCTTCGCCGCTTCCGCGCCCAGCTTGCTCGGATGCTTGAGAACGCCGCTGGGCCGCGCGCCACGGCCAAAGAGGCGCGCGGCGTGTTGCTCAAGCGCCAGCGCCAAGGCGATGCCTTCCCGGCCCTGTGCGATAGGCGCGATGCCGGTCATGCCGTCTTCGGAGAAGGGCTTGATATGCAGGATGTCGCCATAGTGGAAACTGCGTTTGGCTTTGCCGGTGCCGATTGAGTAGGTCGGTTCGCCGGTCAGGGGATCGGCCTTCACCGTCACCGATTTGGGATCGAGCCGGATAAGCTCAACCGGCTTATCGTTCACACGATTGGCATAGGCGAAGCCGTTGCCGTGCAAGAGCGCATCAATGGTAAGCTGCGTCCGAAGCGCCGTTGCCGACGTAAAGTCATTGGCATCGTCATGCACAAGCGCATAGGCGGCATGATCGCGCGCCACGTCCTTGCCGCCGCCGTCGCGCCGCTCAAAGAGCTTCACAGGGAGAGTGCCCACCGCATTGCTGATAAGGCGCACGGCTGCGGCCACGGCGGGAACGCGCATGGCCGTCTTGGGCGTCACAGAGATGTTGGAAAGCGTCGGGAGGGCCGCGAACAGGTAGGCGGCTCCGGGATCGGAGACAGAGACAGGTTCGGAAGGCTCGGGATCGGCCTTGGCAACTACGTGACGAAACAGACTTGCAATAGGATGGGGTATCATAATACCCCACAATATAGGTGCAAATTCCTAGTTTGTGAATCCCCTAGACCACTTTTTCTTTGATTTCGCCTATTCGCCCATGAACGTGCGAAGGGCGCTTCTCATCCTTTTGAAGTCGAGAGACGAAATTTGAATCTTTTTCGACGGGCTTGCCGCTTCTATTTGCTTTTCGATTTCGTCCATTGCATCGACGATGAACCTCAATTGCCTAGTGAAATTTCTTTTTTGTGGAGCGCCTCTTCTCTCCAAATCTTTTTTCACGGAATTATCAAATGCTCGGATCGAATCGGATATGTAGTGCGTAAATGGCCCGTTGGCTGTTTCTCTTATCGGCGTGAGTCTGTGTCTGGATGGCCCTTCACCCCAAGTCGCGATTGCTTTTCCGGCCAGTTCAGAAAACAGGCTTCCAATTTGCGCAATTAGATCGTCTATCTGGCTATCCACATACTCCTGCCTCGCCTGTTTCCTTTGGTCTTCTAGAAGTTTTGTTTGTTCCTCGATAAACGTGACATTCCTTCTCGCCTCTTTCACATGCTGTTGAGCAACCGCGCGGGACGCCTTTAGCTCTTGCCGTTGTGCGGACAATTCTTCTCTTTGGAGGAACACGGCAGCAATAAGCCAGAGGAAGGCGAGCGGCGCGAATACGCCCGCCAAGAAGTCGCCAATCTCGTTAGCGTCCCGACGATAGACTGCCGCCGAGAAAAAGAACCAAATGGCGGCAACTACGCAAATTGCGGTGAAGACGCCGATTGGCCAAAGAATCCAACTCGTCTTGTTGGGGTTGTTTGAATCCTGGGCCATTGATTTCCCCCGATAGCAAAGCCGATCTTGGGGAAAATATTAGTCGAGTCGATATTGCACCGCCTCAACTATCGCGGCCCGGCGCTCCAAGGTGCCTTGCTGTTCGACGCCATAACGCCCGGTCATTGTCGCCTGCCCGTGGCCGATCACTAGGCCGATTTCCTCATCCAAGAAACCGGCAAGCCGGGCACGATCAACAAAGGTATGCCGCAGGCTGTAAAGCACGATGTCCGGGCCGCTCTTGATGCCCAGCCTTTCGAGGTAGCGGTTAAACTCACGGCTCATTTCGGGGGCCACCTGACCGCTTTCCGGGATTTCGACTTCCGGGAAAACCTGTTTATGCCCGGCCTTCGCCATCTTCTGGCAATGCTTCACAAAGCCCAGCCGGATCAATTCAGAGTGGATCGGCACAACGCGCATTGAGCCCTTGGTTTTGACGCGCTTCCCGCCATCGCCTTCGGTCGTTATGTGCATGGTCCACATGCCATGCTGTTCGCGCACGTTCTCAACATGAAGCTGGGCTATCTCTCCCGGCCGCGCGCCGCTATAGGCCATGACATAGGGAATCCAATAGCGATGATCGCGCACATGCACGTTGCCCGGCTTATCGAAACCGCGCCATGTAGTTTTCTGACATCCGGTGAATAGCGGCGCGGAAAAGAGCTTCTGCAATTCCTCATCGGTGAAGGATTTGCGCCGACTGGTTTCCTCTTTCTTGGGCATTAGTCCGCGCACGGGGTTTTGCTCAAGATAGTCGTTGTTCACAAGCCAAGTGCTAAAGCTACTCAGGCTTCCCATATATCGCCGCAGCGTCTTTTTCGAGATAACCACCTTGGGTTTCTTGCTGGCCTTGTTTGCGGCCACGATTTCGCGGGCGCTCATATCCTTCCAGTCGGTAACGTCCGCAGCCTTTACCGGCCAATCCATGAGAAGTTCTTTCCACTCCCGCACCATGCGCCGGGTGATTTTCGGTGCCCGGACGCGCGGACCAACAAAGTCCGCGAAGTGCTGCACGTCGCGCCGTATCTGCCCCATTGTATGCGGCTGAATATTGTTCGGGTTTTCGCGCTCGAATTTTTCAAAGACGCCCATGATGGTTTCGCCTTCAAAGCCGTCTATCGCGGTCGCGCCTTCCGACTCCAAAACAACGGGGTCTTTGGGCTTGCCGGTGAAGTCGCCCCGGTCCCGCTCGGCATATCGCTCAAGCTGTTCGATGTCCGCGCGCATGAGGCGGAAGCAAAGTTCCCGGTAGCGGGGTCCGCCCTTCTCGATACGGAAGCGGTGCTTCGTTAGGAAGGCGTCTGCCTCCACTTCTATGAGCCGGGTGTCTCCGGTGCCCAAATCCGTTCTAAGGCGTCTCAAGCGCGCTTCACGGCGGCGCGCGGCCCATGCCGACTTATTGGCGAGGATTTCCACTTCGGTGAGCGCATTGGTCATAGCCACCGGCCCAGCGTCCGCCGCCCCTGACCGCCGGGCGTCGGCCACCGCCTTGTCAAAGGCCGCCCATATTTCGGCATCGGTCGGGCGGCTGGCGCGCTCCCGGTCGCCTTCCTCAAGGCCGGTCGCGTAATGGTCCCAGACGGCGGCGGCAAGGTCGCTGTCTGTCAGTTCCTTTCGGCGGCGCATGTCATCGACGGTGGCGGCCCATTCGTTAGCCAAAGCCGCCTTCCGGCGCTTGGCCTCGGCAATGTCTTTCGTTCCCAGCGAACGCCAGATTTGCTTCTTGCCGCCCATGTCTGATTGCAGATCGGTAGGCACGTTGATTAGGAAGTAGTAGGTCGCGCCGCGCCGGTGGAGATTGCTGCCTCTAGCCAA